ATAGAAGACGGGAGCAATATGGTTGTTTTTGGAAACGAAATTATTTTAAGAAATTCACAAAACCCTGGAGAACTTGGATTTGTTGATAAAACCATAGGACAAGGAAGACCTGTTGGTGCTCAAAAGTGGGACGATTTTAGCCTTAACACGAGAGTAATAGCAGACGATGCAAACAAGTCATATTCCTTGTCTTTACTAAGAAACGGAGAAAGTATATATTCTACGGGACAAGTGACTGGCAATCTTAGTTTAGATTGGTATGTTTTTTCGAGTATTGAGTCGGATAATGATATTATTCCAAACGGAACATATATTATTCAAATAACAACTTCTGAAAACATAACATTCACACGTATAGATTTTAACATTGTAACTGATGAAGATGATGACGGCGACGACGAATATCTTGCAAGAGCCACTAACGTAAACACGGCTAACTTTATATTTAACATATCACAGCAAATACCAAATATAGGTGTATTGGATTTTCTTACGGGGTTATTTAAAATGTTTAACCTTACGGCATTTTTTGAAAATGAAATTTTAGTTGTAAAGACTTTAGATGACTTTTATTCAAACCCAACAACATACGATATAACAGAATTTGTGGATGTAAATAGTAGTAAAGTAGATGTTGCGCTTCCATACAGTGAAATATCTTTTAAATTTAAAGACACTAAAAGTTTTTTTGCGTCCATACACGGACAGCTATTTAATACTAATTGGGGGGAAATAGAGTATAGAGGCGGTGCGGAAGAGTCAGAGGTTTTTGCAGGTCAAAAATATAAAGTTGAAAATGCTTTTGGTAAAATGAAATATGAACAGCTTTTTGACGCAAACGATAATGTTCCATTGAAAGCTTTATGGGGTTGGTGTGTAGATGATAAACAAGGACCTATCCTTATTGCACCGCTGTTGTTTTATCCATTACAAATTAACTTAACAAAAAACGGGCAAATTCAGCCTTTTAGTTATGTAAACAGTGTAAACGTAAACGGAGATTACGTAGGACACGAGTCAGTTTCATTGCCTTTCAATATGCCGTCTAATGCAAGGGCTTATTTGCCCACTTCAAGCAAGGTAAACATCAACTATAACAACGAGATAAACGAGTACACAGGAACAAATGAATTTACAGACACGCTTTTTGAAAAACATTATAAAAATTATATACAAAGCGTTTTTAACCCGAAACAAAGGCTTACAAAAGTAAAGGCTTATTTACCATTAAGGATATTACTAAACTACAATTTAGGGGATACGTTTGTAGTAGCAGGAAGCGCATACAAAATAAACAGCATAAGCACAAACCTACTAACAGGAGAAAGCAACTTAGAACTATTAAACGACTTATAATGTTACAGAATATATTGGAACTACTAAAGTTTGCAAAAGGCGAAACAGAAAACATACGCATAGCACAGGGTAAATACGAATTGCCAAGTGGTTTAATGGGTACAGGAAAAAAGATTAAAAGAGAAGCAGGATGGAAAAAATAGTAATACAGTTAGAAGCAGACACTACAAAAGCTGTTACAGGTATTGATAAGGTAGATGAAAGTGTACAAAGTACAAATACTGCTGTTGGTGGATTAACTAATTCGCTAGATAAAATGTCAGGCGGTGCTATCACAGGTTTTAGGAATTTAAAAAGTGGTTTAATAAATGCTGTTAAAGGATTTAAAAGTCTAAAGGTAGCTATTGCAGCAACAGGTATAGGTTTGTTGGTTATTGCATTTGGTTCATTGGTTACTTTCTTCACTAAAACTCAGAGGGGTGCTGATAAGTTAAAAAAGGTTATGGATGGCTTGGGGGCTGCTATGGCTGTTATTACAGATAGAATAAGTGGTATAGGAGAAGCAATAGCATTATTTTTTAGCGGCAAACCAAGTGAAGCATTTGACAAACTAAAAGAAAGCGTAAGTGGTGTAACAGACGAAATAGTAAAAGAAACTAAAGCAGCTTATGAGTTAGCAGGTGCGTTACAAGCAGTTGAGGATAGAGAAATAGGTCTTATAGAAAGCACAGCAAAAAGACGTAAAGAAATATCAAGATTACGATTAGTAACAGAGGATGAAAATAAAAGCTACAAACAACGCATAGAAGCCTTAGACGAAGCTATTAGGATAGAGGGCGAAATACTACAAGAGCAGTTAGACATTGCAAAAGAAAGAGCGAGAATATCAGCAGAACAGGTAGCGCTTGGAGAAAGCAGCAGGGATGAGATTAGACAAAACGCACAGCTACAAGCGCAAGTATCTGAGTTAGAAGAAAGGTCTTTACAATTTAGTAGGTCTATATTCACAAGACGTAACGCTTTAATAAGACAAGAACAAGCGGAACAAAAGTCATTGTTAGAAGCACGCAAAGTAACATCAGTAAGCGAAAAAACAGACTTAGAACAGGGATTATCTATAAAGGCTGAAATAGCAGCAAAAGATATACTACTTACTAAGCAGACAGAAGAACAAAAATATAATTTAATATCTGAGTTTGCACAATTAGGAGCAGAAGCAGAAATTGAATGGGCTGCAATGACCCAAAAGCAAAAAATACAAACTGTACAACAAGGGTTAGCAGGATTGGCAGCTAACTTAGGAAAAGAAACAGCAGCAGGAAAAGCAGCAGCAATATCAAGCGCATTAATATCCACATATCAAGGAGCGCAAGACAGTTATAAATCTTTAGCAGGTATTCCAGTAGTCGGTCCAGCTTTAGGGTTTGCAGCAGCAGCAGCAGCGACAATAGCAGGTTTAGCAAATGTTAAAGCAATTACTTCAACTAAAACACCAAATGTAGCAGGGGGCGGTGGTACACCAAGTATAAGCGCACCAAGTACACCACGCCCTCAACCGCCTGCATTTAATATAGTAGGAGCAGGAGCGCAAAACCAATTAGCAGAAACAATAGCAGGGCAATCTAAACAACCTATAAAAGCGTTTGTAACATCACAGGACGTAACAACAGCGCAAAGTTTAGAGCGTAATATAGTAGAGGGTGCATCAATTTAGTAAAATTAAAAATAAAGACGTTATACTTATATGAGAATTGTAGAACTTATTTTAGATGAGGATAGTGTAGCTGGTATTGAAGCTATATCAATAGTAGAAAACCCTGCAATAGAAGAAGACTTTATAGCACTAAACTCACAGGAATTACACTTAGCAGAAGTAGATAAAGATAAACAAATACTTGTAGGGGCTTTACTTGTGCCTAATAAGCCTATATACAGACGTAAAGGAGATGACGAGTATTATATATATTTCTCTAAAGATACTATCCGCAAGGCATCTGAAATGTACTTAATTAAAGGCAACCAAAACAACAGTACTTTAGAACACCATTACAAACTATCAGGACTTAGCTTAGTTGAGAGTTGGATAGTAGAGGACGATGTACACGATAAGTCAAGGAAGTACAATATGGATGTGCCTGTTGGTACTTGGATGGGAGTAGTTAAAGTTAATAATTCAGAAGTTTGGAATGATTTTGTAAAGACAGGCAAAGTAAAAGGGTTTAGTATTGAGGGGTATTTTGTGGATAAAATGGAACGTCCTAATGAACCTATTAATGACTTTGAAGAAGAAGAAGCAGAAGAAATGCTGTCTTATATCCGTAGAATAGTAAAGAGCGACAAACGCCATAAAAGCGGACAAGTAGAAGAATTAGAAAGTTACACAGACTACCCTGATGCTGTAAAGAACAACGCTAAAAGAGGCATAGAACTAAACAACAAAGTAAACAACAAATGCGCTACTGATGTTGGTAAGATACGAGCGCAACAATTAGCACAAGGTAAACCAATTAGTGAACAAACTATAAAACGTATGTATTCTTATCTAAGTAGAGCAGAAGAATACTACGATGAAAGCAACACAGAAGCGTGTGGTACTATATCTTATTTATTGTGGGGTGGTAAGGCTGCTAAAAGGTGGGCTGAAAGCAAACTTAAAGAATTAGGAGTATTAGAGTTAAGCCAAGTAATAAACGACACTATGGCTATTATAGATGATAGACTTGCCTACTCTACTAAAGAACTAGCAATACAAGCTGCAAAGGATATAGGATGTGATAAGTACCACGAACACGAGTTTGAAGGTAAGACTTGGTTTATGCCTTGTGAGCAACACAACCTTAAAAAACCCTGTACTGATGGATATGAGCAGTACGGAATGAAAATGAAAAACGGCAAATTAGTACCTAATTGCATACCAATTAAGTAATGGCAAAAAAAACAGAAGTAGCACATATAGTAAAGCCTAAAATAAAAAGAAAGGGTGTACACGCTAAAACTAAAATGAGTACAGTTAAAGGTAGTAAGCTATATAAGAAAAAATACAGAGGACAAGGCAAATGAGAAGATTTTTAACACCGTCAAAGACAAGTCCTAAAAGCAGCAGACGTGGTTGTTTGTGTGCTGAAAAAAACACTTATAGTACAAAATGCTGTAAGGGTAAACTAATCAATCAAGGTATTGGTAAAATTTAAAAATGTAAAATAGTTAAATAAAATAGTTATAGTTATATGAAAGCAACTGAAATGTTAAATAAAATTAGAACCTATCTTGGAGAAGAAACTACTGACATAGTAGAGAACATCGAAGAAAAGGTAGAGTTGGCGCAAGCTAAACTTGAAAACGGAACTGTATTAGAAGCGTTTGAAGCAGGTAACGAAATTTTTATCGTATCAGAAGATGAAAAAGTTGCAGTACCTGTTGGAGAATACGAAATGGAAGACGGTAAAATTCTTGTAGTAACAGAAGAAGGCCTTATTGCTGAGATTAAAGACGCTGAAAGCGAAGAAGAAGTAGAAGCGGAAAAAGAAGAAATGGGCTACGTTACTAAAGAAGAACTTGCAGAAGCTGTATCTGAAATTAAAGCAATGATTGAGGATATGAAGAAAGATAAAGAAGAAATGAGCGAAGAAGTAGAAAAAGAAGCTACTGAATTATCAGAGGAGTTATCACAACCTGCTGCTGAGCCTATTGCTCATAACCCTGAACAAAAAAACAACAATATCGGTGTTAAGTTTGCACAAAACAGAAGGCAAACAACGCTCGACAAAGTATTATCAAAAATTAACAACTAAATAAATAAAAAATGGCTAATCCAACAATTACAGGTTCAAGTTATGCAGGCGAATTTGCAGGGAAATACCTTGCTGCTGCTTTACTAAGTGCCGATACTTTAGATAGTGGTACAGTTACTATCTTACCAAACGTGAAATTCAAGGCTGCTATGAAAGTAGGTTCGTTCTCTAATTTAGTGCGTTCTGCTGATTGCGACTTTGACGATAGCACGTCAACAATGACACTAACAGAAAAAGTGCTTACACCAACTGAATTACAAGTAAACTTACAGATTTGTAAGAAACAACTTCATTCAGACTGGGAAGCTGCACAAATGGGCTTTAGTGCTTTTGATGAGTTACCACCTTTATTTTCTGACTTTGTTATTGCACAGGTAGCTGCTGAGGTTGCAAACGCAACTGAAACATCTATTTGGCAAGGTAGCACAGGAGAGGGTTCTTTTGATGGTTTCTCTACTCTATTGGCTGCTGATGCAACAGTAGTAGATGTTACTGGTGCTACTATCACTACTTCTAATGTTATTGCTGAATTGCAAAAAGTAGTAGATGCTATCCCAAGCGGTGTTTATGGCAAAGAAGATTTAAGCATTTACATTCCTACAAACGTAGCAAAGGCGTATATTGGCGCACAAGCTGCTTTAGGATACAGAGATTTGTATAACGTAGGGCAAACTGAAATGAACTTTCAGGGTGTAAACCTTATTACTGCTCGTGGACTTGCAGACGATACTATTGTAGCTGCTCAAAAAAGTAACTTATTCTTTGGTACAGGTCTATTAGATGACCGTAACGAAGTTAAAGTACTTGATATGGCTGACCTTGATGGTTCGC